ACTCATGTAACAATCATCATATAAAAATGATCAAAGGTAAGTCTCAAACGGAGTTAGCATCTATCAACTTAGGTATGCCGACATTCATTAACATTCATTGTAAAGAATGCGACAAGTATCTTAAACATGCCTCTCACGCAGAACTAGATGCTTGGGAGAAGATGACTAAAGAAGAACAAGATAGAGTTACTTATGGTCAACTACATCAGATATGTTATGAACAAGTTGTTGTCTATGATAAGAACAATCCAGAAGAATACATTAACTCATTCCCTAAACATACTTTATGGTTAAACATACCTTTCGCAGAGAAAGACGAAGCAAAGAAACATAAAGCAGGTCTTCAATGGGATCCTTATATAAAGGTTTGGCACACAAATATCTTTCATAAGAACGTAATGAAACTACAGAAGTGGATGTTCCCAGTAGACATACAAAGAGTAACAGACTATCACAACCAATCTAAAGAAGATAGACAATTAACATTACAAGATTCTTTTATAAAGAAACGCCCAGACTACGAAGAGGTACATCCTCAATCATATTGGGACAACGCATATGATGAACATATGAATAACAAACTATTAACTAAAGGAGAAGCATAATGGTTAAAGCAGAGAAGAAAGAACTAACACCTAAACAACAACTGAGGAAACTTAGAAAGACATTAAGGATCTTAGGTAGGGCAAAGAAGGTTAAGAACACTGCCAAAAGTAGTGTATAAAACTACAGCAGTATAATATATTGTAACATAACTTATAGTAATGGAAGCATAACAAAACGTTATGGACGACAGCCATCTATATATAGACGGCTTTATTTTTAAATAAAATAACCTAAAACATACTAAATACTTTTGTGTTTAGTTTAAACTAACCAAAAAAGGAACAACATGAAGAAAGCAACGCAACACTCACGCTGGCACTGTTTTAACATCAGCACTGACGCTAAAATGATTAGGCGTTTCCCAGTTGATGAGACGCAACCAAAACAACACAACGCAGACTTTACGCCATGGGTGCGTGGTACTGGGCCACATAGTGACGAAGCGTTAGCCAAAATACTCTATAATAACCGTAAACACTTCAAGGGTGTGCCCAAATCAGAGAATCAGAAAGAAAAACTACGTCAAGCACACCTTGGCAATAAGTTTACTGCTGAACATCGTAAGAAGCTATCTGAGTCATGGAAGACTAAGCGTGAGATCAAACGATTAAGAATCATTGAAGCCTTTAAGATAGCATCTGAAGTGGCTGAAGCCCATTATAACACAAATGATTGAACATGTCAATGGGCGATTAGAAGATAGAGCCATATTGGAACATGCTGATGTATTATACAAGAACTATGCTGACTTAGGATGGAGACCATACCATTATAAGTGTAAGTACTGTACCAAAGTTACCAGAAACTTAGAGAAGTTTATAGAACATTTAGAAATATGTCCAGGCTTAGAAGATGATGATTATGTTAAGCCACAGAAAAGAATAGCAAGGAATCTTAAGTAATGTCAACACATGTATTCATAGTAGAAGGAGAGATTAACATGCCAGTAAGAAAACTAACAGTCAATGGGGAAACATTCTATCAGTGGGGACAGAGTGGTAAGATGTATAAGAAGAGAGAAGAGGCAGAGAAGCAGGGCTATGCCATAGAGTCGCAGGGCTACAAGAAGAAGCCTAAGTCCAAACGATAACATATTATAACACAAGGGAAAGGTAATGTCAAGCAAACAATGGCACGGTGGTAAAGGAGATACACCCAGAGTAGGTAACGATGAACAGTACCGATCTAATTGGGATAGGATCTTTGGTGGCATAGACTATGATAGTCTTAATGATGGTAACACAAAGCTATATCATTCTGAGAACGACAGCCAGGAGTTATGCCCAGGTAAAAATATTCCCGCCATTTCAGGGCATACTGTATTAAAATCTGATAACACCGTAATAACAATTAACAAATCATTTAACAATGGAGAAAACAAATGAAAAACTATATGATGCACACTGCCGAAGATGGCATAACATGGGTAACGATTCAACCCTTAATGGTACAAACAATGCAACACCTTGAAGAAGCTAAAGCAATAGATGTATCAGAATTGTCTGACGATGAGAGACGAGGCGTTGACTTTACTATACTCAGCATGGAAGCTGTAGTTAACTTTCTTAGATCGTTACTAGCCGAACACGAGTTAGAGACTGAGATCGCTAAAACTAAAGAGGCTGTTAACGATGAGTAAACAAGCACAAAAGAAATTGAAAGGTATCACTGATCGTCCTTGGATGAAACAAGAAGTTCATGTAATTATGAATCGCATGGTGACTGAACTGTCCTTATACATGAATCCAATTGAATTAGATAAGTGTATGGACTTTATGTGGACATTAGAGTCTGGAGAGTTTGATACCAACATGAGTGTATCAGATTGTGAGTGGCAGTTAAAGATCATTCTTGGCAGTGAAAGATTTGAAATGATTAGAGATGCTTGGAAACAAGATAATACTAAACTGATGACAGTGTATGGTAAAATGAAATATAAATGTAAACAAGATGGTAAAGTCTATGATGGACTTGACCCAGAAGATAAGGAGACTGACTATGACAAAATCTACGTATAAGCCGAAACCTAAGTGATTGACCAGATTGATCTAAGCGATTGGTCTGTTAAACAGTTGTGTCAGTTTCATAACAGTGTCATAGCATCTGGGTGCAACATGAATGAACATGGATACAACTATCATTACGATGACAACGATCACGTGATCAATCAAGTTAAACAAACATTAATAGACATGGGTGCTTGTAGCAACTATGTTTTACAGTACGAGGGAAAACTATAATGCTAAGAGAATACGATATTGAGAGATTAGAAAAGTTCACATGTTGTGATACATGTTATGCTAAGATTACTAATTTTATAGACCAAACTGAATTAACATACGAAGAAGTGACTGAACTATCTGATCGCTTGTATGCTTACACTAAAAAGACAAATACTGAATTACATGAACAAGTTGTCAGTAGATTGAATAAAACACTTGACAGTTTGAAGCCTGTAGTTAAAATTAAGAAGGAGAAAAAGAATGTCAACAAAAAATACAAAGCCAGTTAAGACTGTAGCTAAGAAGAAATCTCTTGGCAGACCTACTGGTGCTAAGAATACAGTAACAAGTGACAAGATACTTAAACAGATTGCTTTACAGACTGGGAAGCCATTTCCGCAGTTATTAGCAGAAGGCTATCATGCTAGTATCATTGCCTGTGATTTTAGTGCTAGACTACAATACGAAAAACTTATACTATCAAAAGTCATTGCTGATAAGCATGAGATGGATATTCATTCAATGGGACAATCATTAGTAAACAACTTTAATTTTACTAAAGCAGAACTACCAGACTGGACTGAACCTAATCTAAAAGTTATCAATGCCAAAAGCGAATAATATAGATATCACTCTCTACGGAGAACAAGCAACCATTATGGATGATTGGTTGAATACAGATAAACACTCTATTTGTGTTCTTCCAGTTGGCTCAGGCAAGACGTTTCTAGCGGCTGTCGCATTGCCTTTGTTTGCTACTGACGAAAGATATCATAAGGGTAAAGACATTATCTATTTTGCTCCTACTGGGTCTATGATCAAATCACTTGTGTGGGAAGACCTTAAGAAGAACTGTATTGAGAACTTCGGTCTAGTAGAAGGAAAAACTATTAACAACAGTGAACTAACAATCAAGTTTCCTAACGGTGTATTCATTCGTTGTAAGTCTGCTGAGATGAAAGAGAATCTTAGAGGACTTAACGTAGGTGTAGCAATCTGTGACGAGGCTTCATTGTATTCACAAGATACTTTACAAGAGATAACAAACAGACTACGCCCAAGAGTAGGTACACCAGATACTGCTGGACGATTAATTGTTATATCTACACCTAATGGTAATGGACCTTTATACGATCTATTCAATCTAGCAAAAGATAATCCAGATAGATATATTGTTAGACATCTTAACTACAAACAAATGCGTAGTGGTAACTTAGACTTTATTGAAGAACAAAAGCGAATGATCAGTCCATTAAAGTTTGAGCAAGATTACAATTGTTCATGGGAGTCTGTACAAGATCAGTTCTTCTATACATTTAACAGAGCAAGACATTGTAGAGACATCTACGATAACATGGGCGATATTTATGCGTTTGTCGATTTTAACAAACGTGTTCAATGTTCTATCATTGCTCAAGTAACAAGACCAGGCGATCCTAAAGGTCAGATTGAAGTACTCAAGTCTTACGCAATCAAAGATTGTGGTACAGAACAATATGCTCAACAAGTAAGAGCAGACTATCCAAGAAGACGCATCTTTGCTGTTATTGACATGTCAGGAAGCCAGACAAACAGAGATACGACATCTACATTCGGTGTAACAGATAGAACTATACTTGAGAAGTATGGCTTTACGATTATCAACAATAAGAAAAGCAATCCTTTAATTTCAGATACAGACAACAGTTCTAATGGCTTTATCAATCGTGGTGGACTTGTTGTAAGTCCATATGACATACAAACAATTGAATCATTGCAGAGTTATCACTTTGAAGATGGCTCTCGTAAGAAGTTAGTCAAATATACTGATGCGAAATATTCACATATTGACGGACTCGGTGATAGTTTAAGATATGGCATACATCATTTGTTTCCTGTTCAACATGACAATTGGGGCGGAGCAGAATATGTAGGACAAGACGCAAGAATGTCTGCTTACAATGATCCCGGCAAAGAACACAAGCCTCACAGTCCTTTATACGAAGGCGGACCTACATGGGAAGAGATCATGGGTCAACGAGATGATGATGTTGATCATGTTCTCTGGTAGTATACTTTAATTATTACCGAACTTTTTAATAGGTATAAATACAATATGAAAGTAGATAGTAGTATCAATGATATTGTTCGTTTGCCAGAATTAGAAGCACGAATAAGACGCTATAGCAGAATTGTTTATAATCTTTCTCAGCCAGCTGAGTATTTGAAACATGAAGCAACTTGTGATCATTACAAGAAGCAATTGATTGCTACTTTATACGAACATAACAGTTTAGGAGGTAATAAAGCATTAGGTCAAAAGATTGATCGTTTGTTTGAATCACTAGACAAATTAAAAGAACTACAAAATAAAAAGGGGAAATAATATGAGAGGCAGACCAATAACACCAATAGAAACAAGACTATACAGAAATATAATTAAAGACAATAAGACTAACTGCTGGAATTGGCAGGGAGCAAAAAATAATATCGGATATGGCTTTATCAGAGACAACGAGATTAAAGGTATGCGTACAACGCATCGTGTAGCATATGAGATTGCTTATGGAGCAATCCCAGAAGGCATGTGCGTATTACATGAATGCGACAATATGCTTTGTACTAATCCTGCTCACTTAAGTGCCGGAACACATTTAGAGAACACCCGACAAATGATGGATCGCAATAGACACAATCACTTTGGCAGTAGAAGCAAAATAAAATGCGATCATTGCGACATGGAAGCACAAAAGGGCTTAATCGTCAGATGGCACAACGACAACTGTAAGCATAAAAAATAGTAAAAATATACTAAATACAATGTTACTATAAATAACATCATTACATTAGGAACAAAAATTAATGCGTTCAAAAGACCTACTTAGACAGAATCCACTTTACGCCGCGATGCTACCACAAATGGTATCATATCAAAATGCGTATCTAGGTGGGCTACAATTTAAAAGAGACGTTCGCAGAAAGCGTCCATCAGAAGATTCAGCTTTATACAACGATGTTATAGACAATACAGTCGCACAGCCTATCTGTCGTTATGTTGTTGACACAATCAACGATGTAGTATTTGAGCCAGGTGTAAAACGTGACTTACGTTTTGCTACTCCTCAAGGTACAGCAATAGCACCAGACAACATTGAGTGGGCACAACTTATGACACTTGATGCTGATTTAAATAACAGAACAATGGACGGCTTCATGGAAAACGTAGGTGATCTATCATCTATCTACGGACAATGTTGGGTCTTTGTAGATATGCCTCAACAAACAGAAGGCAATCTAGGCAGACCATATGTAGTCGCAGTCAATCCTATCGCAGTTTGGGATTGGGAATACGAAATCTACGGCGGCAAGCCTTGCGTCAAATACATTAAAGTATTAGAGAACGAAGACGATGATGCTTACTACTTTAAATGCTATCACTTAGGTACAGACGAGTATCCATCATATTGGATTAGTTATAGAGTTGAAAAGAATCAACGAGAAGAAGACGAAGCAGAAATGATAGCAGAAGGTACATACCCAGAAGGTATGGGCGTACCAGGATTCATGGTATACGCTAAAATGGATCCTAGATCAATAGACTACGGTATCTCAGACATAGATTCAGCCTCTGACGCAATGCGTGAGTATTACAAGTTAGAATGTGATGCTTATACATCTATTCAGTTTGCTAAGACATTAATTAGAGCAGACAAAGGCGTGTCAGTCCCAGCGGCTGCCGGAGCAATTGTTAGAGCAACTCAAGGACAACTTGAGACTATCCCCGTAGACACAGGCGATGTGACTAAGACAATGGAAAAACAAAAAGAAGTCTTAGATCAAATTGAAAACTTAACTGGCTTAGGTGGACTTAGATTTAGCAGACACAATGTACAATCAGGTGTTGCTATCATAGAAGAACGCAAAACTCTACATAGAGTAGCAAAAGCAAAAGCTAGACTCATGGAAGTAGCAGAAGAACAAATCTTTACATACGCGGCTCGCTTTATGGATATGCGATGGGCTGGTGAAGTTATCTACGCAACTGACTATGACAAACATGATACAAATTACAGAATCGCTGTGTACAAAGAAGCACAAGCATTAGCACCAGACAACGCAATGGTAGATGCGATGATCACAAAAGATGTGATCGCTATGTTAGCACCAGCAGAATCTATCGCACAATACGAACAAGCATACATTGACACAGTTGAAGATCCTGCTATTAAGCAGTTGATGACTGATGACAATGAAAGAGTTTTATCTCGTGACCTACAATCACAAATCCCAACTGGTTATGACTACGAAGGAGTTGATGATGGAAGTTATGAAGTAGATGAATATGGTAGTTCAGGACCTGGAGTCGCAATTCAGAATACTGGACCATCTTATGAGACACAACAAGCAATTGCTGTGCAATTAAGCGGCGTCAACACAGGCCGATAAATATTGTGTTAACAACTAATCGTTTATTACGTAAAATAGGAGAAATTAATGATTGATGAAAGTATCGGTGGCAACGAACAAGCCCTGCATGAAGAAGCAGTAGTGAGTGACAACAATAATGTTGAATCTCAAACTTCAAGTGATACAGTAAACCCAAGTGCTATACGCAAATCACAAACTCAAGGTATTTTAAATGCATTGAGTAAAGCATCAGGACAGAGTTTAACTTCTGTTGAAGATGCTGTTGCGTTTATTGCTAAGTCTACAGCACAATCACAACTCGGTGGCAACGCACAGCCAGTAGTACAACGTCAACCAGAGACACAGACTCGTTCTGTTTCTAACAATGACTTACAAGAACAGTTTCAAAGTTTACAAAAACAGCTATCTCAAAAAGAGACAGCCTTAAAAGGTAAAGAACTAGAATCTGATATCATGCAGTCAATGGGTGAACGTTTTGATTCTGAACTTTCAGAGTATGCTATGCAAAAAGTGAAATCTAATATTCAATGGAATGAGGATAACACTTACAGCATTGTAAACGCTAAAGGTCAAGAACGATACGGACAAGACGGAGAACTACTTACTATAAGGGATTTAGTTGAAGAAGTAGCAAAAGGTAACCCAAAGTTACTTAAGCAAAATTCATCAACTCAATCAGGTTCTGGATTAAGA